CGCGTGCCGTCGCTGGCCAGCTTGTGACGCGGGAACTTCAGCAGCACGCGGTTGCGCATGTAGCGTGCGAAGGCCTGAGCGGTGAACATGGTCTCAACATCGAGGTAGCTGTCGTCCGGCGCGCCCCAGACATTGCTCTGATAGGTGGTCAGCAGCCGATCGATGTAGAGCGTGCCATCCTCGGTCACATAGGTCGCGCTGATGCCATCGAAGTAGAGCACCTGGCGCTCGAGGATGGTGAAACGGTCGTTGCGTTCCGGCGCCATGATGCCGCGCAGCGGCAAGGCCTGCACCGGCCGCGCCGGATCGACCACCAGCGAACCTGCTGCCTGCCCGACATAGGCCGTGAGCCATTCGTCGGGCGGTGAATGGGAGCCGAAGTAGCCCATGATCGAGACGTGCTGGCCGTTGCGTGTGCTGCCGTAGGCCGACAGCTGGCCGACCGTTTGCTCGGTTGCGGTGAAGCCGTGGCCATAGAGTTGCGAAATCCAGGACCACCGGCCCGTGGTGTCGTTGAAGAAGTCATCGAGCGCATCGAGATTGGTCGCCTGCCAATAGGGGCACATCACGAAGTCATAGGGCGCGTCGCCGATGCCCGCGAGCAGCTGGCCGATGTCGGGACTGCCGGTGCCGCCGGTCATCTCATCCACCGTCGCGGTGACGCCAGGCGGCATGACCTCGCCGCCGGTCACGCCGGCATAGGCGAAGCCGATGTCGAGGGCGCCGAGGACGCCGGACTGTGCCGCGGTGAGGACGGTCTCTTCCGGCGTCCCGGCGACGACGCTGGCGACCACGCCGAAGGTCGGATCAGCATTGATGGTGTCGCGGACCGCGGCCGCGATCGCTGCGTCGGTTGCGCCGCTGCTGATGATCACCGGGCAGCGACGCGAGCCGATGTAGAGCGGAATGGAGCCGCTGCCGGTTGCTGGCCCGCCCCAGGTGATGCCGCCGACCGCTGCGACGAAGCCGGTTTGCGCTGCCGCCAGCAAGTAGAGCGGCACGCTGGCGTTGTTCTGAAACCAGCGATGCGCCTGCCGCCCCAATGCGGAGCCGGCGCCGGTCAGCGCGCGCACCTGGTCGGCCGAGGTGACCAGCGTCGGCACACCGACGGGGAGCCCGGCCGTGGCCGGCACCGTGCCGAGCAGCAGCGCGTTCTGGATGCTTGTCGCGTTGCCGGCCATCGAGTTGTCGAACTCGAAATAGGCGAGCGGGACGCGAAGATTTGGCGGGATCGACCTGAAACTGATGGCCACGGCTCAACCCTCCTTTGCCGGCTTGGGCTGTTGCGGCACAACGACCACGTCGCCGGCCCGCAGCATGCGGTGGAAGTAAGATCGTTCGCTGGTGACGTCCTCGCCCTCTTCGCGGATCGGACGGAACGAGCGCGGGTGACGCACCAGGCGCCCGGGCGCCGGCTGCACCACGAAACGCGGTGGTTCGGTTGTCATTGCACTCTCCGTGGTGGTTGTGGTGGCAGTTGGTCCTCAGCGTGCATCTCGACGCGGCCTTCAGGCCCGCTGCGCCATGGCGGCGGGCCGAATTTGACGTCGTAGATTTCGCTTGGCGGGAGGCCTGGATCGTGCGGACTGATCCAGTCGAAGTTGTAGTGGATCCGCAGGAACCACGGCAGCGGATCGAACTGTTCCTCGGTCTCGCCGACACCATCCTCGCCGCACAGCCAGAAATACGTGCCGAAGCGCAGCACCCAGAAGGCGACGGCGCGGTTGACCGCCAGCAGCTCGCAGCCGTCATACCAAAGGTTGGCGATGGTGCTGTGGGGCGACCAGTTGTAGATCGCCCGCATCACCGCGCGGCGGATCACCTCGATGCTCTGCGACGGCTCCTGGCCGCGAATGTCGTCGGTCGCGTTGAGCGCCACGACGATGCCCCAGATTTGCGCGACGCGCTGGGTGTTTTCGTTGGAGCCGGGCGGTTGCGCCTCGGCATCCTCCGACAACAGCGCGACAAACGCCGCCGGATAGGCGAGTGCGGCGTAGTCATACGCACGCTGCGGCGCCGCGACACCGGTCACGCGATCGGCGAAGATGCTGCCGGTCGCGCTCGAGCGGCGCAATTTGAGAATGATGTCGGCCATCATGCGTCAGTTGACCTCGGTCGCGCGCGGCGGCTGACCAGGCGTGCCGGCCGTCACGGTCAGCCCGTCGCCAACAGCGGCGCGCAGCAAGTCCTGGATTTGGCCGAAATGCATGGCGAACGCCGGCCCGAAGGCTGGCCGCGGCTTGGAGAAGCGCATGCCGAGTTCCAGCAGATGCGCATGTGGCGCTGTCGCCGAGACGATCATCGCGTAGCCGCGTCGCGATGGTCGGCCCTTGACGCTGCGCCACAGGTTGCCGGTCAGTCGCACCGGCGCATCGCCGGGAGTCGACGCGGTGTAGCGCTTCCCGTTGCGCAGATAGACACGCCCGCCGCCGCCGCGTTTGCCGACGCTCTGCTTCAGCGATTTGGCGACGATGCGGGCTGCCTTGCCCATCGCCGAGCGCACCTTTCGGCGATCGAACTGGACATAGCTGAGCGAGGAAAACTCGATGCTGATCACTGCGAATTCTCCATGGCGAGCGGTATCGGCGGACCGACGCCGATCACGTTGGCGTCGCCGTATTCCTCGACCTCAAGTTGCGTGAAGCGGCGTGCATCGTCGTTGCTGACCGACACCACGCGGTAGCGCATGCCGGCGATCTCCAGCATGTGTCGCAGCGTCAGGTCCTGGCGGAACCGGGTGCGCACGATATGTGTGCCGCGCGGCCCGCTGACCTCGCCGATCTGCGCGGAGCCAAGAAACATCTCGCCCTGTTTCACCTTGAGCGAGCACCAGCATTGGCTGACCGGGATGTAGCCAGGCACGACGCTCGGACCGCCGATCTGCGGCACGTCGACCCATTCGAACACTTCGGCATAGTTGCGATAGCGACCGATCGGAGGCGCCTTGCCTTCAGGCATCTATGCGAACCCCGGTTCACGATATGCGTCGATCAGCGATTTCCAGCCGATCTCGATCATCGGTGTTAGCACGAATTGCTGCAGTGACTCGCGATTCTCATACCAGGTGCCGACGGCCATCAGGATCGCCTGCTTGATCGTTTCAGACACATCCTCGGGTCTTTCGACGCCGGCACGCCATTCGATGATCACCGCGTCACGGTCGAATGTGGCGATCGCCGGCCAGTAGTGGCTGACCGGGTAGAGATTGGCGGCCAGGCGGTCGTCGGCCTCGACATAGTAATCGGCGATCGGCTGCTCGACCTGGTTGACCCTGATGCGCAGCAGTTCGGCGAACGGCGGCAGCGGCAATGGCAGTCCCTGACCGTAGAGCGGCCAATGGCGCAGCGTCATGCGCCAGTCCTGCTGCATCACGGCGACGGAGGCGTATTCCTCCAGCGCGGTTGTTGCCGCAGCGATCAGGCGCGTGATCAATGGTAGCTCCGGTCCAGTTGCCGCGGTCGGATCGAGGCGCAGATGCAGCACTGCCTCATCGAGCGTGACCGGCTGATCGGTTGGTCGCATGATGCAGACCCTGCGGGTTCGCGGCGGCGCAAAACCGCTGGCGAGCGGATAGTTCCAGCCGAAGCCCCAGCGCCGTCCGCCGCTCATGGCCCAGCCTCCAGCGCGGCGACGCGCGCATCGAGCGCGGTGATCAGACCGTCGAGCCGTGCAACCTCGCCGTCGATATAGCCGCGCGTTGCCGCGTCGGTTGCCGCGACCAAAGTATCGACATACTGCTTGTTCGTGGCATCGTTCGCGGCGGTCGGGTCGCCTAGCTGAGTGATCTTGTTGCTGATCATGCTGAGCGGCACGTTCGACATCGCGATCGCGCCGGTCCATTGCCAGATCAGACCGCCGGCAATATCGACGACGATGGCGCCGGCAGCGCCAAAAAACCCGGTTGTCGGAGCACCGATCTGCAACGCCGGCGCGGTCAGTGCGCCATTGGGCAATAGCAGCGGTGCCGAGAGCACGCCGCCGGTCAGTTGCAGATAGCGGAGATCGGCGTCGGCCTCGGTGATGCCGCCACCGCTGCCGGGACCGCCACCGCCGCCTGACGGCTCGACACCGGGCAGAAACAGCGTCCAGTCGCTGTTGGAGGCGTTCGGCACGCTCTCGGTTGCGATCACGGCGATCCACAAGTTGTAGCCGAGCCGCACCACGTCGCCCGATCCATAGCTCGCACCAGGCTGGTAGGCGCCACGGTAGCGGAATGCGGTGACGTCGATCGGCTGGCTCAGCTGCTCATCGTCGAAGATCAGCTGCATCATGCCGTCGCCGAGCTCACGCACCGCCCTGATGCCGCGGCCTGGTCGGCCCTGTGGACCAGTGCCCCCCGGCGCGCCGGCCGGTCCTGGCAATCCCTGGAGCCCGATGTAGCCACGTTCGCCCGGCTCGCCTTGCGGGCCTTGATCGCCGCGCTCGCCCTGCAGGCCGCGCGCGGAGATCACCCGCCAGTCATCGCCGTCGATCGGACCTGGCGCGTTGTACAGCGCGCGATAGGTCTGTCCCGCATGCGCGGTTTCGTCGCCCTGCAAGTAGACGCGCGCCGCGTCATAGTCGCCGCGATGCAGCGGCAGCGGCAGCCGCACCGGCAAGTCGATCTGCGTGCCTGACGCCAGCGCGACGATGACACCGAAGCCGCGCGGGTCCTCGCCTTCCTGATAGGCGTAGACGCGGGCGATACCGTCGGCGATCAGCAGCCATTCGCCGATCCGGCCTGGCGGTTTGGCGGCGGTTGGCTGGCGCGCCTGCCATAGCCCGCCGTTGAAATGAACGACTGAAGCCTGTTCGTATATCTCGCCCTCGCGCCAGACGCGGGCAGGTTGCGTGAGATCGACCGACGCGGTCGATGCCGGCTCGACGACCCCGATCATCCGGCCGGGTTGCTGCGCTCCGAGCCGCTCAGCAATCGCGCGGGCGACCACGTCGATGGCGTTCTCATCCATTACGGCGGCCCCAGATCCTGAATTGTCACGTAAGTGAGCAGATTGGCGATGGTGCTGCCGCCGCCGAGTTGTATCAGCGCGCCGGCGAGACCGGTCGTATGAACCGCGAGAAGGACGCGGACGCTGCCGGCGGTTGCATCGACGTCAGCAACCAGCTTTGCCGATGCGCGGAATATGTTGGTCGGCGAGTTGTCGAATTTATAGGCGGTGACCGAGCTTTGAAATGCGGTCACGTTCGTTCC